GAAAAAGGCGACCCAGGAAATAGTGGTTCAGTAGGTCCACAAGGAGAAACAGGACCACAAGGAAGTACAGGTCCACAAGGTGTGCAAGGAGAACAAGGTCTGCAAGGTATTGCAGGACCTCAAGGTGCTCAAGGTTTACAAGGACCACAAGGATTAAAAGGTGACAAGGGAGATGTAGGGGAAACAGGACCTGCAGGTGCTCAAGGCATACAGGGACCCCAAGGTCTACAAGGTGAACAAGGTATTCAAGGAATTAAAGGTGACAAAGGTGAAGTAGGGGAAACAGGTCCTCAAGGTTTGCAAGGCGTAGGGGGAACCCAAGGTCCTCAAGGTTCACAAGGACAAGCAGGTGCTTCAGTAACTCTTAAGGGTTCTGTTGCTAATGCTTCATTACTTCCCCTGACAAATAACACTATTGGTGATTCTTACATCAATGATGCAGATGGAAATCTTTATGTATGGACAGGCACTGTTTGGCATGATGCAGGACAGATAGTTGGTCCTGAAGGTCCACAAGGTCCACAAGGTATTCAGGGTGAGCAAGGAGTTGCTGGTCCTAAAGGAGATACTGGAGATACAGGACCTCAAGGTTTGCAAGGTATTCAAGGTGTTAAAGGTGATACAGGTTTAACAGGTGCACAAGGACTTCAAGGTCCTAAAGGTGACACTGGCAATACAGGTGCAACAGGTCCACAAGGCTTACAAGGTGAGCAGGGACCACAAGGTTTGCAGGGTATCCAAGGTGAAACAGGAGCAACTGGAGCACAGGGTATTCAAGGACCTATTGGCTTAACTGGTCCTCAAGGACCACAGGGTGAAACTGGTTTAACAGGTAATACAGGTAGCACAGGACCACAGGGACCTGCAGGAACAAACGGTACTAATGGAACTAATGGTGTTCAGAATGTATTTGTATCTGCAACAGCACCTGCATCTCCTCAAACAAACTGGATATGGATAGTCATCTAAATGAGCGTATTGAATGACAAAATCAATAGTTATACATTAGAGCGTGGAATTGAATTTAATCAGGCTTATACATTAACACCAACAAGAACAGGTTCTAATCCTTTAGGAACTTGGGCATTACAAAATGGTCCAGCCCCAGTATTTGAACCAACAGTAGGACCAGCAGGTGGAGCAGGTTCTTGGAGATATAACTGTCCAACAAGTGGTGCACCACGATTCAATACAACAAATGCAAATGAATTGTTAGGTATTGCAGATGAAGATTGGACAATGGGTTTTTGGTTCAAAATGTCAGCCTTACCAACACTTACAACGCCAAGTGCTTTAACATTTGGCATAAATGTTTTTTCCGTTACTCCTTCTTCTGTATCAGCAGGATGGACCGCATTTGTAGTTCCTACAAACTCAACAGCAACTTACACATTTCCTGCTAACCAAGGTGGTGCAGTAATACCACTGGCAGGAAGACTCATAATACAAATGGGTGGTCAAAATGATGTTTATACACCAGTGCTTGAACCAAATACTTGGTATTACATTGCTTGTCGTAGAGTTGGTACGGCTCAGTCAGGCTTCTTTAATGGGCAATTAGTTAAAACTGTCACCAATAGTGAATTAAATGCAACACCTGCAAGAATTTCATTTTCTTCATCTTCTCATCAAGGAACAAATTCACCACAAATTTGGATATCTAATTTTCATTACTCAACAGCAGCATCAGTTGATGCAAATGCAATATCAGAAATATATACAGCAGGATTAGGAACAGTTGGAAGAACAGTTAAATACTTCAATGGAACATCATGGGTAGATTCAACAGGTCAGAAAGTTTGGAATGGAACTGCATGGGTTGATTGGAATGCTAAAAGATTTGATGGCACCACATGGGTAACTATTTAATTAGAAATAAGTTTTAACTTTAGTAAAATACATGCTGTATAATTAGAATGTACGCATGACATATGCGTCACCTCCCCAGTAGGGGTTTGAGGAACCGTTGCCAAGCCTTTACTCGCCTCTACTGGGTCTTAGAATTTAAGGATGAAGTCAGAGGACCCTAATGACAGAAGAAACTCTGACCCCATCTGGTAGAAATGTATAAGTTACTGGTCAGTAACATAAGGTATCAAGAAGTGTGGCGTAGGTCACAAAAGTATGCTACAATTGGATATATAGGCACACAGGCAACGGATAGGCGTTAAGTCAGCCACACGAAATCCACACAAGCCACACATAAGCCACAGAAGTACTTAGGCAGCACCTATCTCTCAACCCTGCTTGGGGGAATAGGAAAAGAGTTTCTTACAAGAGCGTTCTTTCTCAACTGTCTATTCAAAAATAAGAATCCAGAAATCAATCTGGCATAAGCATTCCATGTCGTGTCACCACGAGGATATGGGTGAGCAGGTCAAATAGAAATATTTGAGTGAACTTCAGTGGGGAGAGATATCTTCAAGCGAGATATATAGATTAAGAATTAAGCACTCTTAATTACTTTATATAAATTATATAAAGAATATATATCTCTCAGGGACACGGCTTATGGCTCTTGCATACAACAAAACAAAAAAGAATATAAAACATAAAGGATATTTATGTTTACAAACAGAGAGGCAGAGCAATGAATGTAGGCAAGTGGGAGTTCATACCAAGTGAGCAGATTATTTGGTTCAATGAAGAACGAGAAGATAGAAATCTAAATCCAGATACTGATGATATGTATGAACGGTAAAAGAGGAAGACCAGCGACAGGTAGGAAGGAGTCATATTATGTTATTGACCCTGCCAACTTTGAACGGCATATGAATAAAATTCAATTAGAACGACTAATAACAGCATATGACTACATACACACAATGGCATTTGATGTACCTATGTCATGGTCTCAAAAGAGAGATTTTAGAAATGTTAATAAAAAGGGTGTAAAATAGAGTATGAGTTTAAGTAGTTGGGATAATGATTACAGAGATGGGCTTGTAGGTGAGAGCCTTACTGCTGACATTATTCAAACGGCAGAAGTAAAGACAGATTATCAATGGCAGAAGACAGGTAACTTCTACATTGAATATGAATGTTGGTATAACAATGATGGTAAATGGAAACCAAGTGGAATAGAAGTTACAGAGGCTAACTATTGGAGCCTTGTAATGCCTGTTAGAGACTTGAAACCAGTTGTCCTTGATGTTCCAACCAGTCTGCTAAAGAAACTCTGCAAACAGTCTCCAAAGGCTGAAATGAATGATGGAGCAAATCCAAGTAAGGGCTATCTTGTGAAGGTTTCACAAATATTTGAGGCTATGAGAAATGCGGCAGCCTAAGATTGGTTTTCCAGATAGTCCTACTTACTACCTTGAGAAATACAAGCATTCTGTAAGACCAAGACCATGTGTTAGATGTGGTCAAGCAGCCTATTACTGGCATATGGACTGGTCCTATGTATGTGCTCCTCATTTGCTTGATTTGGTATGTGTATGGGAGGCAAAAATAGATTGGCAAGAATACAAAGAGATAGACAAAAGGATGGAACGCCTCCTGAAGCGACCTCCATATTCTGGTGCACCACTTGTATCAGAGTGGACTCAGCCAGTGAATTATGTAGTGGATGTGGAAGAGCAATGGACTGGATTGGATGGGTAGATGGGCTACAGCAGCACGGTATACAAGAAGAATAGAAAGATATTACTAAGTACTAATCCCTCATGTATTACATGTGGCAATGTTGCAGATACGGCTAATCACATTATCCCTATCAGCAAGGGAGGAGGAGATGGGTTAGACAACCTTGAGCCTATGTGTCATATGTGTAATAGCACATTACAGGATAGAGATATAGCAAGAGTAAGAATGCAATGGTTTAACCCTAAGTACAAATGACAAACATTGAACTCATCATGATGTGTATGCAACTATGGATAATCACATATCTATTGGGTAGGGACCTATTCTGAGATATCCCGCATCCTCCAAACCATTAAACAAACCATACAAATAGTGATTCATATATGCACAATATGTGGATATAAAGGTTTGAAAGGTTTGATGGTTTTTTATATAGATGTAGGAAACCCCGCATCCTTTGTTGAAATACGACCAAACTATAATTAGTAAATCAGGAGGCAGAATGAGAACAGGAATGACACAAGGACCAAGGGCACACAGGCTAATTAAGTCTGATTTTGAACCCCTTCAACTGGATTTAACTTTAGAGAACGCAGTAATCACATCTATCAGAAGTGCTACATGGCTTGAGGATGCAGACTTAGGAGCAGCACAACAGGCTGTTCTACTGGCTCAAACCATGGACCAAATGCCTGATAGAAGGCATCAATTAGCACCTATTTTGATTGGGTTATTGAGCAATTTAGGCTTAATGAACAATAGACGACAGGATTTGAGCATAACTCCTCAAGAAATGCTTGCACAGATAGCAGCAGGGGCTTAATTGGAGTGGCTACCCACACACTACACATCTTCCCTTGATGAGAACCTTGTTACTGATGGTGACAAGTTAATAAATGTAGTAGAAGCAATATGGAAGTTACCTGAAAAGCACAACGCTGGTCTTGTTTTAACAGATTGGCAGAAGTGGCTAATACGCAGGGTATTGGAAAGATATCCAGATGACCATGAAGACCCTGAATTAGCAGGAAGACTTAGATACAAACAGGTCTGTATCTCAATGCCAAGAAAGAATGGTAAATCTTTGATAGGTGCACTCTTTGCACTCTATGGAATGTTGTTACATGAACCTGCACCTGAAGTTATCTCAGTAGCAGCCTCAGCAGACCAAGCAAAGATTGTTTATAGAAGACTGCTACACCAAACACAGACCTCAGATATCTTGAAATCTCTATTCTCTCGTTCTACAGAACATAGAGGTCTCTGGACTTCTGATGGCACAGGTGTGTACAAGGTTATTGCTGCTAAGGCAGGAACAGCACAGGGTCTGCATCCATCCCTTGTTGTATTTGATGAGTTGCATGTGGCTAATGAGGATGTTTGGACTGCAATGGCTCTGGGTTCTGCCACAAGACCTGACGGTATAACAATTGGTATTACTACAGCAGGAGATGACACATCTGAACTGTTAAAGAAGTTATATGAGCGTGGTGCTAAGTCAGTAGATGAGGATAAGAACTTTGAAAGGTTTGGATTCTTCTGTTGGGAGGCTCCACAGGGTTGTGATGTGTTTGATGAGCAGGAAGTACGCAGGGCTAACCCAAATCTTGCATCTGGTCTACTTTCTTGGGCATCTGTAAAGAATGAATTAGCAACAATGCCAGAGGCTGATGCTCGTAGATATCGCCTAAACCAGTTTGTTTCCAGCATGAATGCGTGGCTTCCTGTAGGTACTTGGCAGAGCCTTCCTTACGGTACTTGTTCAAGAGTTCAAGTATTTGCAGTAGATAGAACTCCAGGGTGGGACCACGCATCAATAGTTGCAGCCACTTTAGAAGATGGCGACATAGTTACTACTGAATTAGTTGCATCATTTAATAATACAAACATTGAGGAATTAACAAGGGCATGTGTTGGATTATCTAAGTTTGGTGCACCTTTTATTGTTGATTCCTATATTTCTTCAGACCTTGCACAAGCACTGCAACAGCGTGGAATTAGAGTGCATAAGGCTACACATAAGGACTTAATCAATGGGTCAAACAACGCCTACCGTAGAATTATGAGAAAGACACTTAGTCATCCACAAGATGAAATTGTGTCAGTGCAAATGCAAAGGGCAGTGCGTAAGAATGTTGGTGAGTCTTGGAAAATCACAAGAAAAGACTCTATGACAGACATAGATGCAGCATTAGCAACAGTTTTGGCTATCTGGTATGTGGACACACAAATTCAAGCAACTCAGATGGTTTGGTAAAGGAGATACATGGGAATATTTAACAGACTTTTAGGCAGGGAAGAACAAGAATATATTGAACGCTACATTCCAGATGAGATGGAAGAGCGTGGGGCATTTATCCCATTTAGACAACCGTTTGTAGTTAATGAAATCACTGCACTTCAACTGATTCCAGTTACAAGATGTATATCAGTTCTTGAAACAGCAGCAATGCAAATACCAGTTGAGGTTTTGCGTGGTATTGAGAAAG